GTCGACCTCCGCTACGTTCGCATAGCCGTCGTAGCCTAGGATGTTGGCGACGACGCCGATGACCGTGCCATACCCCGGGGTGATGACATACGTGGCGGGGACACCGGTGAACGTGCCGGATTGCAGCGTGATGTTGCTGATCCATGACGTAACCTTGTAGCTGCCGGAGAATTGCCCCGTTGGCTGCCACGTTGCCGTGGGCAGATTGAACACGCCAGTGAAGGAGCCATTGACGCCGTTCGCGCCGTTTGTGCCGTTGGCGCCGGCCGTTCCGGTCGTACCGATGGCTCCCGTCGCGATGGTGCTCCCGGCCGTAAGCTGCACCTGCACGCCGGAGCTGTTGACGTACCAGAGGTCTCCCGTCTTGACGTAGACCTCGCCAACGTCACTGGCGCCCGCCAATGCAGACGCCTGGGATGTAAACCGAGTCGCCCGCAAGTTCGTGGCGTTGTTGCTGGCGAACGTCAGGTCTGCGTTGACGTTCATGCCCGCGGGCGTGACCTGCACGCCCTTGCCTGGCGAGTGGTCATGCAGGTCGATGATGTTCGTCAGGTCGTTCGAAATGTTGGTGGCGTAGCCGGGGCCCGCGTCACCTGTACCCGTCACACCGGTGCTCGGCGTCGGTACGGTCATCCCCATATTCGGTGACGTTGTCGGCATCAGAACACCCTTATGTCGAACGTGCCCGTAGCGCTGGCCATCAGGTAAAGCTGCGTCTTGGCGTTGAGATGCGAGTTCGTGTCTTGCTGGTCCCAGACCTGAATGAACGCGGTCCCCGTCCCATGCGTCCTGACCACACCCCACCCGTGAAGCTGGTGACCAAGCCCGTGGTTGACGTAGTTGATGCCGCTCGGGGTGAGCTTGACGTTCTTGATGACCATCCCGTCCAGATCGTCCTTGCCGGCAATCTGGGCGATGGCATCGGAGATATTGTCTTGGACGAGGTTGATGTGCTTGCTGGTCGGCTCCTCGTCCGGTCCCATGCGGATACGAACGAATGGACGGAAGGCCATGGCGTCACCAATCCCACCCGTAGCCCCAGGTGCCGCCAGAGAAGCGGGTATCGACCACCGCTTTCGGCTCCCCGGCGTTCCTGTTGGGCGCCGAGAGCTGCATGATGAGCCCCTTGGACTCTTCCTTCTGCTGCATGAAGGTCGAGGCATCGAGGTCCTGCTTCGCCAGAATCTTGATACAGCAGTCGATGACGGCGTACTCGTACCAGCATTGCGAGTCCATGTACGCCTGCAGCGTATCGATTGAGCTCGCAAGCTGGATGTAGTCTGGCGTGTACCAGATGCGGTAGGACCATTGAGTTGCCAGCGAAGCGGGGGAGATGATGATTTTCGACCCCTGCAGGCGGTAGCTCACGGTGTTCGGGCCAAACCCGCCGACCATGGGGGCGGCGAGGTATGGCTTCCGATTGCGATGCTGAAACGAGTGTTCGCGGATCTCGATGTACCCGTCAGGATCGCTCGCGCTGTACTGGACATCGACGCCGCGGAGCTTCAGGAAGTCGCTCGGCAGCGTGATGGATCCGTCCGTGGAAGAGGCGGTGAGGATAGTGCTCGTCAGCTTGTAGTCGTTGAACTTCGAGATGAGGATCATGTCGAGCTGGCACAACGACTGATTGACCATCGTCGTGATTTCGGCGTCGGTAACGAACTGGTTTTGCTCCATGTTCGACCGCTGCCTGACCGCGGTGATGATCGTGCCGAGCGAGGTAGCCACGGGCTAGTACTCTCCTTCCGCCGATTCCTCTTCTCCTTCGCCCGCCAAAGACGGGTAGCAGGCCTCCAAGAACTGCTTGAGCGCGGCCTTCGCCGTCTCAGGGTCCTTGGCTGCCATGAAGTCGGAGATGGCCGAATTCTCGACGCTCTCCTTGCCCATCTCCTCGCCAGGGTCCTCCTCGTCTCCCATTGGGAGCGATTCGGGCCCGTCCTTTCCGCCCTTCTTGTCCAGGCGCTTCCCGATGAGAAGCGCCAGTCCATCCGGCGCGGGCATTACTGCACCCCGGCGAGCGAATCGCGTACGCGGATGTCGATGAAGAATCCATCCGAGTTGTTCAGGTCCTGGATGTTGCCGCCATCCGTGAATTGGATCCAGATGGTGTTCTTCGGGTTGGGTCCAGGGAAGAACGGAAGCGTCGCGCCACCCGTGACCACGCTGTTGCCGAGACCGACCGTGTGCTGTGCGACGTACCAGCCAACATCCTGAGCGTACATGCCGGATACGGTTGGGAAAGCCCTTGGGCCCGTGGGGATGCCGGAGGGTGTCGCCAGGTAGCTAACCTGCACCGAGTCGAGGCGTGCCCAGTCGTCGGACAGGTGGAACGTGTAGAGCCCTGTCGCAACGCGCTGGATGCCATCGACGCCTGCGCCCAGAAGGCCGATAGCTCCCGAGAAGCCGCCTTGCCATCCCGTCGGAACGGCAGCCGTCGCCTGTCCAGGCAGGTAGCCGAGAGGCGGTCCCGTCTGGACTGACCCGACGATGCCGCCCGTCGCCCCGGTAGCTACCGGGAAGACGGGGTACGCCGGCGGGTAGTTGAGTAGGCCGCCCGTACCGATTGAGACGAAGCCCTCAATCTGGCTCATCTTCGGCTTGAATGAGCCGTTGAATTGGTAGGTGTAACGATTCGCCATGGTGTCTCCAGGTGAGCGGGGGTAGCTCGCGTGTTGCGGCGGCTACCTCCCGCCACTCATCAGATCGTGATCGGGTTGACGCGGATGTTGATGTTCGACCGCGGCTCGCGGCAGACGAGGTTCGCCAGCGAGTAGAACCGGATCTCCATGCCGTTCTGGTTGTAGGAGCGCAGCCAGACCTTGCCGTCTTCCTGCCAGGTACGGACCGCCTTACCGACAGAGATGAGCTTCCAGCTGTTGATGTTGACGCCGGCAATCGTGTTCGACGGGCAGTAGCGGTCCGGGAGACAGACCACCTTGCCGTTGGCGCCGGTGATTTCGATGCCCTCGAAGCCAATGTCGGCCTCGGCGCTCTTCACGTTCACCAGCTGCACCTTTGCGCCCTGCGCATTGGCGAGAGCCGTGAACTGCCCGTACGGCATGATGAAGTGCGTCAGCTTGCCGCCGAAGAGAGCCACGCGGTTGATGGCCTTCTCGAGGACCTCTTCAAGGTTGCCCTGCGTTCCGTCCAGGTAAGACCCGGCAAGACGCACGGACTGCTTGGAGCGGTTGACCGTGAGGAAGCTGTCCGACGACGTGACGCCGCCGTAGGGAATCCAGTCCAAAAAGCCGTTGAATCCCAACGACTTGTCTCCAGCGCGATAGATGTAGTCGCCCACTACCACGTTGTTGGCGGTGAGCGTCTGCGTGCCGGACCCCGTCCACGCCACCGTTGCGGTTCCTGCGACGTAGTCGAGGGCCGTGATGTGGCAGTCGGTGTTGTTCGACGCGAGTGCGCGGACCGTGGTGCCGGTAGCGACTGCCGCGAACTCGAGGAACATCCCAAGCTCGAAGTTCACCGCATCCGAGGGGTTTGCAATCGTGAGCGCGGTGCCGGCAACGCTGCCGCCTACCTGCCCACGGTTGATGTCAGCGCCACGGAACAGACCGACAGCTGTGTCGTTGATCAGCTGCTGCATCTGGTTGTCGGCGATGGCTCGCACCATGTCGACGAACGAGCCCTTGGTGGAGCTCGACTCGGCAATCAGCTTCGAGCTGACGTTGGCGACCGCGATGTTCTCGACCTTGGGGACGAGGAACGTGTACGGCGCTTCGCCAGAGATGTTGGACATCGACTGGACGCCAGGTCCCGAGGTCGACGACCCGAAGGTGCGGCTTTGCGCCTGTCCAGCGCTTGCCCACACCGGTTGTTCGAAGAACCTACCGGTGACGTCCTCTTTCTTCGGCATGAGCGCGAAGAAGGGGTTTTCCCGGAAGAATTCATCTGTCACGCCATCGTCGGAGTAAATCTCCTTGAGGATGGCGTCGGCAGTGCCCTGCGTCAGGGAAATGGTTCCCTGGTTTACGTCGTTTCCGAATCCCATGGCGGTGACTCCGTGAGTGCCTCACGAAGCCCACCGACCGGCATTGGTGCGGTCAGGCGAACTTCTTGAGGATCGCCGCCACTCGCTCGTCTTTGGTCATCCCCGAGTATGCACTACGGGTGGATGGCGTCTGAGGAGCCGCAGAGGCGGGTCTGTTACTCAGGGTTACCGACCGCCGTATCTCAGTTCGGTCGACGCTCTGTCCTTGTCCTGAATCGTTCTGAGCGAATCGATTCTGGAACTTCTTTAGCTTACTAGCTGCTTGGATGCCCTTGTCAATGGTTTCACTCCAATAGGTCTCCATCTCGTCAGCGACCTCCTCGAACTTCCGAGCCTTGCCGGTCTGCTGGTATATCTCCCACACTGTGCGGTAGACCTCGACGGCGGCGTTAGACCCGTACTCCGCGAAGAGGGCCTCGAAGCGGTCTGGGTTGCCTTGCAGTAGGGGGATGACGTGGTCGCTGATGGCCTTGTTATGCTGGGCCAGCGCGCGCTCCTCCTCGAGGCTCTTGGTCTGGACCTCCAGGTCCTTGGCGTACTTGTCGAGGCGCTCCTTGTGCTCGCGGAGCTCCTTGGCGACCGGGTCCTCTGGCCGCTTGGCCTTATCGCTGAGGGCATAGTCGGTGAGCTTCTTGTAGTAGACTGCCGGGTCTAGGCCTGCCGCCGCCAGGATGGCTGTGGGGTCCTCGCCGCTGTCGGCCAGCGCCTTGGCCTTGGCGAAGGCCTCTGCGCGGGTGAGGTTCTCGCCTGCACGCTTCTCTTTCTCGGCAAGGCTGCGCTTTAGGCGCTGGATTGCGAGCCATTCCTTGCGCCGGTCGGCGTCGGTCGCTTTCGCTTCTTCTGCCGGCTTCTCGCCTTCCTTGGGGGCCTCGGCTGCGGCGCCGTCCCTCTCGGTGGCGGCCTGCTCGGCCACCTTGGCGGCATCCTGCTGAACGGCACGCCCGACCGAATCCACGGTCTTGATGGGCGCGGCGCTCCCCGTGTCGGTGGCGATGGTGTTTCCGGACGTGTCGACGGTACGAATTGGACGCGATGCATCTGCTGCTACGGGCATGGTTACGCTGCCTGCGGCGGGGGGGCCGCGGTTGGGGGCATGGGCTGCCCGACTTGGGTTTGACCAACCTGGGCGGCGGTGCCCATCTGCATCTGGCCCGCCATCCCCTGTTGCTGTTGGGCGGCGGCCTGCTGCTGCGTGCCGGCGTCCATCAGGTCTTTCACTTCGTCAGCGAAGCGGCGGATTAGGTCCACCCACTCCGGCTTGACGTTCTCGTTCTCGGCAACGCCCACTTCCTGGCACGCCATCTGGTAGGCGAGCTGCAGGTTCATGTAGACGTCGGGAGCCTTGTATTTCCCCTCCTCCTTGATGCCGGAGAGGAGCTTTTGGATCGTGCGGTACGGCGCCAGGACGAGGTCAGTGGTGCCCTTCAGGTCAGGCCACTCGACGATGTCCATGACCTGCTCTTTGGACAGGTAGCCCGCCTGGGCGTAGTCCATGAGCTGGTCGAGGCGCCCGGCAGGTGTCGAAGGAAGCCCCGAGATGGGGAAGCACTGGAGACGGCACCGTTCGAGGTCGATGTGCGCCTTTTTGAAGTCGATTCGCTCGGCGCCGTCGCTACCGTCGGCCAGGACGAAGAGTTCCGCGTTGTCCTTCGAGAGGTCGGCGCTCATGTCGACGACGATGCGGGCGATGTCGAGGAACATCTCCTCCCACCGCTGGGCGACGAGCTGGAAGCGCCCCTGCTTCTCGTCCATCGCCTCACGCTGGGCGACGGCGCTCTTTAGCGTGGGGTCCTTGGTGCCCTGGGCGTTCGTCTGCGGAACGCCGGCGATGTTGTAGATGCGCTGCTCTAGGTACTCGACGTGCTGGTATATTTCCGGCTGTACGATGGGAGGCGTCAGGATGTCGGGCTTGACGTTCGTGTACGGGATAATCTTCGCCAGCTTGTTCGACGTGAGGACGTCCTCGACAATCTGGCTGGCGTTCTCGACCAGGATGATGGGCCCCGACACGAGGCGCTGAGCGCGCTGGATGGTCTGCAGTGCGATGTCCAGCTCACGCTGGAGCTTCCAGGTCTCGTGGCAGATGCCGCGTCCCCAGAAGCCGAGCGTCTGCCGCGCCCATCGGAAGAAAATGATCGGGTAGTAGTCCTTTGTGTATTTCTCGTGGAAGAGCGTGCAGTTGTTGATGCAGATGGTGTGGGCGCCGTCCTTGGCCTTCTTGCCGCTCCGCAGGTGCCAGGACTCAATTACGGGGATGATGTCCGCCGTGCTGAACGTGGCTGTACCGCCCGAGACCTGCTCAGCGACACGTATCTCTTCCTCGTACTCGGGGAACTCGGCGAGGAGCTCGTCCCGCTGGCGGTATTTGCGCTGATGGATCTGAAGCGGCGCCTCGTGCATGCCCTCGAGGTCGTCGATGAGAATCTCTTCGATAAAGAGGTTCTCGCAGCGAATCTTCCCCTCGTCGGGGATGAGCTTCAGGGCGCCGGTGCCGTAGACGCAGGCGTCACGGAAGATGGTCTGCGCCTTGTCGTAGACCTTCGCCTCATCGAAGACGCCGCCCACGTACTTGGTCAGTCGCTGGCCGCGGACCTTCTCGGCGTAGTCCGTCGATCCATCGGTGGCGAACTGCGGCTTTGGCTTGTTCTTGGCGATGAGCGCCGTCGCCGTGTCGATGCAGTTCTGGAGGGCGTTGAGCGAGATGTTGCTGTTCAACATCGCGTTGCCGTCGAGGGCGGTGCGGTTGTAGTAGAGATTCTGGTGGCGGCTGGCCATGAAGGCCGCGCCGGTGTCGTTGTAGATGGCGGCGAAGAAGTAGTTCATCCGCCGACGCACCGCGAGGTTCGTCAGGATGTCTTCGCAGACCGCCCAGACGCCCTTGAAGGCGTCTTCAGGCTTGTCTAGCCACCACCGATGCGTCGCACGGACGGAGTCCTTGGGCGGACCCTGATAGATGGTCTTTTTGCGTGTCTGGTCGCCCTGAATCGGCATGAGAACACTCCGGACTCATTGAGCCCTGGTGTTCTCAGGCGGGCGGTAGCTGGGGCGCTGTCATGGTCCGCCAGGATGGCGGTCGGCCCAGGCTACGGATGTGCGCTGCGGTTACCCTACGGCTTCCCCTTTTCGGCCCATGTGTCGACCTCTTCCTGCGGGATGGCGTTCCACGGCTCGTTCGGGAGCGTGGCCATGTGGCGGTCTATGGCCACCTTCTCGTCTAGCGGGGCGAGGATGGTGGCGGGCTTGTGGCGAGACTTCTTGATGTGGAAGCCGACAGCCGACACCTCGTCGACCTCGTAGCGGGACATCAGGTCCATGACCTTCTCAAGAACCTCGAGATTCTCCCCGCTCATCAGCCCACCCTCTCCAGCTCGTCGTAGAAGCCCATGACGTCACCGCGTTTTCCTAGCTGCTGTTTGAGCTCCCGCTCGGCCTTGGTCCTCATCGGGTGAGGGTCTTCGACCGGGGCGGTGACCGACCAGTACTGCTTGGACGCATGATGGAGGTACAGGCATGCGTCTGCAAGGTGATTGTCCTTGCTTGGCGACTCCTTGAAGATGCCGCGAACGCGTGACTTCTCATCCCACACCAGCTCGTCCCACTCCTTGACCAGCGCTTCGTTGCCCTTCTTGACCACCTTGATTTTGCCGGTCCGGAAGTCGGTGTTCATGGCGGCGATGTGCTCCGCCTTCCCGAGCTTCTGGGCGGGACGCATGGGGATGCCGTAACGTGCGCCCATCTCGGCAGCCAGCGAGTGCTGGAACTGCGCCGCCTGACCGTCCACCACGATTTGCTCAGGGCTGTACTTCGAGATGCGCCACTTGAGCTCCGCCTCGACGTCCTTCAGGTGCATGTGCTTCTGCTTGAAGGACTCGATGATGTAGCAGCGCTCGTCGTGCGGGTGATAGGCGCCAACCACGATGGCCGTGGGATCCTCCCAGCCGAAGTCCACGCCGATGATGTAACGCCACAGCTTGCCGTCGAAGAGATGGCTGTCGATGGCGTTTCTGAGCGGGTCGTAGCGGTAAATACGAGCGTCACGCTCGACGACCCACTTGTTCAGCCACTCGCGCTGGTAGCCTGGGTCCTGGTCCAGTTCTGGGTCTAGGCGCCTGCGCTCGTCCAGGTAGGCGCGGATGCGGTCCGCCATGAACGGGTTGTCGAACGGCGTCCACTCGTGGACCGACCAGCCTGGCGCCCGCTCCTCTTGGCGGGTCACGCGGTACCAGTAGTGGTCGCCCATGTAGTCGCCTGCCGTACCCGCTAGAACGATGGTGCCGTCCAAGTCGACCATGGCGGGGCCAAGCTTGTTGTTCACCCAGTCATCGAGGTCATGCTTGATGCTCTGGCACTCGTCGAAGACGACGAGCTTGTACTTGCCACCGAGCGCCTTGTCGATTTGCGTGGGGGTGGCGTCGTCGCCCGTCAGCTTGATAACGCTCTGGTTCTCGAATTCGAGCGTCTGCATCGTGGTGTTCGCTTTGTAGCGAATCCCGAACTGACGGCAGATGGGGTAGAGCCTGTGCAGGTACAGGACGTTCCAGGCGCTCTCCTTGGTCAGGCCGTAATACAGGCATTTCGTGGCGGGAGCCTCAAGCGCCGACTTGATGAGCTTTACAGCGATGCTCCACGACTTGCCGGAGCGTCGTGGCACGAACGCGGCCTTGCGGCGTGACGTGTCGTTGATGAACGCCACCTGCTTGTCGAAGCAGGCGTTCATCAGGTTCGGGACCGCCCGGCGGCGGGTCAGCTCGGCGACGGCGCTACTTAGCTGCACGTCGCGCCCCGATGCTCGCCGCTTCCTTCAAGACAAAGGCCTCGAGCTCTTCGTCCGTCATGGACTTGGCTTCGTCGCCCTTCTCTTTCTCGTTCTCCCGCATGTTCTTATCAATGATTGCCACGGCCTTGCCCAGCTCGCACACGATTCGTGCAGAGCGGTCGTCGAGGGGGCGGCCCGTGTTCTGGACCTTGACGCGGGCTAGGTGGGAATCAATCAGGGACAGGATGTCGTCCAGGATTTCCGTGCGGGTCTTAGCCATCTGCCGCCAGCCTGCTCAGCAGGTATGGATCGTAGCGCACCGTCATGGGCGAGACCTTCTCCCGAAGTACGCCGTAGTCGTCGCACATGTGGGTGGCGATAATCAGCTTCTCGTCTCCGGCCACCGAGCGAAGGAGCTTCAGGCCAACGCCGCGCCCGTGGAGCTTCGTGTAGACGTAATGCAGCACCAGGGCGTCGGGGACGTGCTGGTAGACGATGTACCCCAGGATTTCCGTGGGGTCCTCGGGGAAGCAGGCTACCCGCACGTCAGCCTGCCGTAGGAGTCTGGCGAGGATTGACGCCTGCGGCTTGAAGTAGAGCGCATGCGGCACCCAGACCATCGGATGGCCTCTGCGGAAGCTCTTGAGGTAGCTGCTGTAGATGAAGTTGTGGTCGCCCTCAGTGACTTCCCTAGACACGAACTCGATGGGCGAGCCGCTGGGCTTGCGGAACGTGTGCCGGTACCGCGGGCGCGCACTCTGGGCGTGGACGGTGCCGGTGACCTGCATCAGAGGCCCAGTCGCGAGGCGAACTCGTCGGCGAGCTTCGCAGCGTTCGGCGTGTTGTGCAGCATCGCCCGGAGCGTGTCCGAGGCGTGGCGGAGCGCCTGCTTCACGCACGTGCCCATGAACTTCTGGAACTCCTCGTTGTCGTGCGGCGTCTGAATCTTCACGCACGCAGGCATCTCGAGCTCGATGTCATTCGGCCCGATGCCTGGGCCTGCGATACGGTCAACGACCGGCACGGAGCTTCTCCGCTTTGTCGAGAATTCGGTGAATCTGAAGCGTGAGCGTAAACGGCGGCCATTCGCCGCGCTCGTCATCGATGAACGCCGATAGCGCCTCCTTCAATGGTCGCGGGTGATTCACGTTCGTTGGCGGGCCATCGATAGTCAGCGCCAGCACGTGCGGCGCCCAATCATAGAGCATGCCGAAATCATGGCAACGACCCGACAGGATGCCCGACAACAGCTCGGCGCACGACACGAGCACGTCCTTCTGGAACAGGTGCGTGTAGTTCACGAATATCGGCCCGCCGCACTCCGCCATCCGCTCCACGTCCGCCAGGTTCAGTGCCGCCGGCTTCTCAATCCACACCGGGGTGCCGCGCTTGTCACACTCCAACACCACCGGCAGGTTCACGCTGGGGTGCGCCGCCACGCAGATGCGGTCAGGGTTGCCCTCGAAGGCGGCCTCCCAGCCCGTCTCTCGGTTGGCGACGATGGGCACCTCGGCGCCCAGCTCCTTGAGCGTGCGCACGATGTTCTGTCCCCATGGCCCGCGCCCGATGACGTTGACCCTAAGCGGCTTTTTGCTGTCCATAGAGCCCCCTGTAGTAGGCGATGGTGTCCCGGATCCCCTCGGCGAAGTCCGTTGCGGGCGCCCAGCCCAGCTCACGCAGGCGGTTGCTTGACACCTTGTACCCGAAGTCGTGAGCCTTCCGGTCCTCGACGTGGGCGATGTCCGGTGTCACGCCTAGGCACTCGGACACGCACTCCACCATCTCCATGTTCGTCAAGAGCGTGTCCGTGCCGATGTTGTACGTGGTATTCATCTTCCCGCGCTCGAGGATGGCCAGGAACGCGCTGATGACGTCGTCGACATGAATGTACTGTCTGAAATTGAGCCCGGTGCCATGAATGGGGACTGGCTCATCGTGCAGGATCGAATAGATGACCCGCGGAACGAGGTTTTCTTTCTTCTGACGGGGACCGTATACGTTGCAGCTACGAGTGATCTGATATTGCAGGCCGTGCGTCTCGTGGGCAGCCGTGACTACGTGCTCCGCGCATGCCTTGCTAGCCGCATAGGGGTTTCGCGGGGCCATCGGAACGTTCTCGGTCCAGCCGATCGCATCCTTAGCTAGCTGCTGCCCATACACCTCGTCCGTCGAGATGTGGACGTAACGGGCCCCGTACTTCAGGCACGCCCCCACGAGCGTCTGCGTCCCGATGATGTTCGAGCGCAGGAACGGCATGATGTCCGTGATGGCGTCGTCCACGAACGATTCCGCCGCGCCGCCGATGACGATGTCCGGGCGCTCCCTCGCGAAGATGGTATCGATGGTGTGCGCATCGGCGATGTCCGCCAGGTAGAAGCTGTACCCGGGGTCCTCGAACCAGTTGGCCAGGTTGTGGGCCCTGACTGCCTT